CCCGATAGCCCATATCTTGAATTAGAAACAATTAACAAATCTACTATTCATGCAAAGATCAATTTTACAATCTCAGTTGCCGTTGCTTACAATAGCAATCCTGCTTCATTGGATAATATCGAGCAACTAATAATGAGTGTTCTGGCAGTTATCCCAACCGGATATGTTGTCAGCTCGGTCGAAAGACCAACAGTTACACAAGTTGGAGCATCAACGCTGCTTATAGCAGATGTTCGAGTTTCTACCTACTACACACAAACCACATAAGGAGAAATCATGGCAACCACAGTAATCACCGGTCGCGATATTTCGTTGTCTTTCACAGGTGGAACAGACATCGAAGCACAAGCAACCAGCGCAATTTTGACAAAGGTTTTAGAGCGACAGACCTATCAAACACTTGATGGCGAGGCTTACAAAACCACAAATGTATCAGCTACTTTTGCACTTGAAATGTTAGCCGATTGGGGCAAGACAAGTTCAGTCTGTGAGGCACTCTGGGCTGCATGCGATAGTGCACCAGATACAGACATTACAATCACATTAGTAAGCGCAACAGGCGCATCATTTTCATTCCCAATTAAGCCAAGTTACCCAACAGTTGGTGGAGCAGGAATGGATGCACAAACAGTTTCATACGAATTCCTAGTTACAGGTGGCGCAGTAACCGAAACATTTAGTTAAAAAATAGAAACGGGAGCAAACAAATGAAGTTACCAATCACAATTGAATACAGCTCAGGCGAGCAAGCAACATACATTGCCCAACCGCCTGAGTGGGCAAAGTGGGAAAAGCAAACAGGAAACACAATTGGGCAAGCCCAAGACAAAATGGGCATATCTGATCTTATGTTTCTTGCATATCATGCTCATAAGCGTGAAGCAGGTGGCAAACCTGTAAAACCTTATGATGCTTGGATGGAAACTGTTACCGATGTAATAGTCGGTGATGCGCTCCCAAAAGCCACCCAGCAGGAAGCCTAAGTAGATTATTGGTTGAGTTGGCATTAGCCACACACATACCAATGAGTGAATGGGTTGATGCAGATGACATTTTTACAGCGATAGAAGTATTGGAGGCTCGAAATGGCAGTTAGCACCGAGCCGTCAATTTTCTTTTCAAAAAGAGAACTAAATCAAATTTCAAGAGTTTTTCGCAACATGGATGACATGGCAAAAGAAAAAGCAAAACAAAAAATTCAAGAGTTAGTTGGGCGACAATTATCTGCAATAAGGGCTGCTGCTGGCGCAAGAGGTAAAGTTGCACAACGCATTGCTGATGGTGGTGAAGTTAAAAAATCATCGTTGCAAGGTGAGTTAAAATTTGGTTTTGCTGGTCAAAAGTTTTCAGGTGGCGCAACAACGCAATTTAATACTCGCAATGATCCACCCGGTAAAAGACCGGGAATTGGCGGTGGTTTTGAATTTGGAAGCAAAAGATTTCCAAATATGCCACGCTGGTCTGGACCAATGCCAAAAGGTCCGGGTTCTAGAGGTTGGTTTATTTATCCAACTATAAGAGCAACACAACCTGAAATTATTAAAGAGTTTCAGGATATTGTAATTAGTCTTGGAAAAGAGTGGTCAGATGGCATCAGCTAGTAGATCCTTAACACTTTCAATTGTTGGCGATATTGATGGTTTGCAAAAAAGCCTTAAACAAGCAGACACCGAAATACAAGGATTTGGTGGCAAGGTTAGTGAGTTTGGCAAAAAGGTTGCTGCTGCATTTGCGATCGCTGCTGCTGCTGCTGCTGCATACGCAGTAAAACTTGGCATTGATGGCGTTAAAGCAGCAATTGAGGATGAGGCTGCACAACTTAGATTAGCAAGTGCTTTAAGAGCTGCCACAGGTGCTACTGATGCCCAAATAAAGGCAACTGAGGATTACATAAGCAAAACATCTTTAGCAACAGGCGTTGCCGATGATGAACTTAGACCAGCATTACAGAGATTAGCCTTAAGCACAAAAGATACAGGTAAGGCACAAGAATTATTAGCACTTGCTTTAGATGTAAGCAAAGGCTCTGGTAAAGATTTAGAAACAGTTGCTAATGCTCTTGGTAAAGCGCAGGATGGCAACACAACATCACTTGGCAGACTTGGACTTGGATTATCTAAAGCAGAACTTGCAACATTGTCATTTGAACAATTGCAGACAAAGTTATCTGATCTATTTGGCGGTGCAGCAGCCCGTAATGCGGAAACCTTTCAAGGTCGCATTGATGTCTTAAAGAATGGTTTTAACGAGGCAAAAGAAGCTGTGGGAACAGCTTTGCTTCCTATTATTGAGAAACTGATTGAGTTTGTTATAGAGTATGGCGTTCCAATTATTAACAAATTTAAAGATGCTTTTGATGTAGTTAAAGATGCCATCGATCGCAATAGAGATAATTTTACTGAGTTTGCAACTCTGCTTAGGACTGTTGTATTTCCAATAGTTGAGAAGATATTTGGTTTCTTATTAGATGTCGGTGTTAAAGCAGCCTCAGCAATTATTGATGCTTTCGGATCAATTGTTGGAGCAATAACTCCAGTCTTAAATTTTGTTATTGCAGGAATTAACAAAGTTATTGATGGTTTGAACCTAATAAAAATTGGATCAGATATTCAAAAACTTACTCCATTTAGTGGTGCTAGTGGCGGAACTGGTGGTGGATTTAGTGGCATTCCATCTGGCGGAGGCGGAGGAGGATTTGCTGGCGGTGGAACTGGTGGCGGTGGTGGCGGAGGCGGTGCTGCTGGAGGTGGCGGAGGCGGTGCAGGTATTGGTGCAATATCTGGAGCAAGTAGCCTTACTGATTTAGTAAATAAATTAGCAAACATTCAAGACAAAATTACAGATGTAACATTTGCAACTTTAACAGGTGGCATAAGTAAGTCAGCTGCACAAAAGCAATTAGATACATTACAAGCAGAGTTTAGAGTGCTAGAAAAGCAAGCCAATACATTGGCAGCAAACCCACAAATCTTAATCAATGTTAGTGCCATAGATACCGAAGGTGCTGCAAGAGCTGTGGCAAAAGCCTTAAATGATAGCGCAGCAAGATCAACTCCTGCATTAAGTTATCAGTCAATAAGAGAAAAAGCAGGATAATGACTGCATGGTCGCCTGATTGGAAACTTACTGTTGCAGGTGTTGATTACACCGACATTGCAATAAGCGACATTCAACATCAAGCCGGTCGCAGCGATATCTATCAGCAGCCAAATCCATCATATATTCAAGTTAGTTTTGTGGCATTATCTGGTCAAACTTTACCATTTGACATTAACGATAGTTTAAGTTTGCAAGTTAAAAACAGCGCAGGGACTTATGTTAATTTATTTGGTGGCGATATTACTGATCTAACTGTTAGCGTTGGTCAAACTGGTGGGATTGCAAATGTTATTGAATACACAGTCCTTGCAATGGGATCACTTGTTAAGTTAGCAAAAGAATTATATTTAGGAACAATCTCACAAGATGAGGATGGCAATCAGATTTATGACCTATTGTCTAGCGTATTACTTGGCACTTGGAATGATGTGCCAGCAGCTACAACTTGGGCAGGTTATGATGCAACTGAAACATGGGCTAATGCGCTAAATCTAGGACTTGGCGAAATTGATACTCCGGGTTTATACACAATGGAAAACAGAGCAGCCGAAGCAGATACGATTTACAATATTGCAAGTCTTATTGCTAACTCAGCATTTGGATATTTATACGAGGACAATGAAGGCAATATCGGATATGCCGATGCAGACCACAGGCAAAACTACTTGCTTACTAACGGCTATGTTGATTTGAGTGCTAATCATGCATTAGGTCAAGGACTGAGCACGATTACTAGATCAGGTGATATTCGCAATGATGTTGCTATCAATTATGGCAACAATTTTGGCTCACAGGAAACAGCTACATCTGCAACATCAATTGCAACCTATGGCTACAAAGCCGAAAGCATTCAATCGGTGCTTCACTCAGCTGTGGATGCTCAAGCTGTGGCAGATCGATATATTGCCCAACGAGCCTTCCCATTGCCAGCATTCCAGAGCATTACCTTTCCAATCACAAATCCAGAGATTGACAATAGTGATCGGGATAATCTGCTTGGCGTATTCATGGGGCAACCGCTTAACTTGCAAAACCTACCGGATCAAATTTCAGGCGGTGAGTTTGAAGGCTATGTTGAAGGTTGGTCATGGAGCACAAGGTTTAACGAATTATTCCTGACAATAAATTTGTCGCCTGTGGCTTATAGTCAAGTGGCGATGCGTTGGAATACCACACCAATAACTGAAACATGGCAAACAATAGATCCAACATTGACATGGGAATACGCTACAATCGTAGCCTGAGATAAAGGATAATATGGCAACCACTACCAATTATGGCTGGACTACTCCAGATGACACCGCACTTGTCAAGGATGGCGCATCAGCTATTCGCACGCTTGGCACTTCCGTTGATACAACAACAAAGAACTTAAATCCAGAAACAACTCTTGGCGATATTTCATTTCGCTCATCCACATCAAATGTAAATACTAGACTTGGAATTGGCGGCACAGGAACTGTTCTAACAGTTGCAGGTGGTGTGCCAACATGGGCAACTGCTGGTGGTGGTGGTCTGACTTTAATTAGCACAACAACATTAACTGGTGCTTCGGTTACTTTATCAAGTATTCCACAAACCTACAATCATTTACAATTAATTGTGCAAAATTGGATACCAGTAAATGATAACGCTAATCTTAGATTTAGATTTAATGCTGACTCGACAGCAAGTAGGCATGTTAGTAACTCCATGATTGGTGATGTTGCTAGTTCCTTTGGTTCAACAAGTGCTCAATTTAGCGCACAACAAGATAATGGAACATCACAGGCATTAATTGTTGGAAATGTTTTTAATTATACTAATACAACAACTTGGAAATTTTACAATGTGCATGCCATAGGTAATAATTCTACTACTACAACTGAAGCCAATTATGTAACAATTCTTCAAGGTGCATATAATCAAACCACAGCGATTTCTAGTATTGAACTTTTTGCTAATACAGGCAATTTAACATCAGGAACAGTCCTACTTTACGGAGTTAAATAATGACTACTAAACCACAAGTAAAAATAGTTAATTGCGAAACTGGCGAAGAAATTGTTAGAGATGCAACTGCTGCTGAAATTGCTCAAATCAAAGTAGATGCTGATAATGCAGCAAAAGCGAAAGCCGAAGCCGAAGCAAAAGAAACTGCTAAGTCAGCAATCCTTGATCGCATTGGTTTAACTGCTGATGAACTTAAAACGATACTTGGCTAATCATGCCAAGTTTAATTGAGATTGCTAAAGCAGAAATTGGTTATACCGAAACAGGCAACAACAATACAAAGTATGGCGATTGGTATGAACTAAACAATCAGCCTTGGTGTGCCATGTTTGTATCTTGGTGCTTTGACAAAGCAGGACTTGGTGGCAAGGTCAGATCCCAATCCAAAAAAGGATTTGCAAGCTGTGCTCATGGGCTTAAATTCTTTGCAGAAACAAATAAGTTAATTCCAGTTGGTCAGGCTAAGGCTGGGGATATTGCATTCTTTCAATTTGACAAAGATGCCGAGCCTGATCATGTTGGCATAATTAAATTTAATAATACAGCCTTAAAGTATTTACAGGTTATCGAAGGCAATACATCAGCAGACAAAAGTGGCAGTCAATCCAATGGTGAGGGCGTATATCTAAAGCGCAGAAGTTACTCATTGGTAATGGCTGTTGCCCGACCATAGGAGCAAAATGAAACTATCAAACAAACACAAAGCAGCAATCAAGTCATATCTAAGAGCTG